AGTTGGCGCCGCTGGTAAGATTGCCACCTTTGGCGTAGTAGGCACAGGTCGTGCAGGTGATGGCACAGTGGATATCACAGTTGATGTAACAGGCACCACAGGCATTGACACCTACTCAGTTGGTGGTGCCAGTACAGAATATACTGTAACCAAGACTGCTGATAAAATCGAATTAGACAGTACACTGGCTACTAATGTTGAATTCAACCTTGCCGACCACGAGCGTGTGGTATTCACAGACAAGGCCATTGCCTATGATGCCGCAGGTCGTGCAGGCGATGTTTATGCATTGTTGGCCGCCGCATTGGGTACAACAGATGTTACCAACGCATACAAAGGCATTGGTATCAGTCTTGCTGATGCAGGTTGGACAAACAAAGAATTGGCTACAGCATTGTTGGCCACTGATGTTTACAAAACAGACGCAGGTGGTGTTAGCAATGAAACATTCATCAAGCATGTGTACAAAAATGTATTTGGTACTGATGCAACATTGTCCCAAGTCACAGACTACACAGCATGGATGACTAACAGCAATTTGAGTCAGGCTGATGTATTAGTTGCCGCTAGTGAATTGCCGGCATTTGAAACCACCATTGGCTTGGTAGGTTTGGCAACAACTGGCATTGAGTACACTCCAGTAGTCTTGTAATCTACTTGATTTAAGGAAGGCTCTTAGGAGCCTTTTCTTTTGATTATGGACAAATTGCTTTTTAAAAACCAGTGATTTTGCACTAAGTATCTAGCCTCATTGATACATGTATTGCCATAACGGTAACATACGAATAGACATTACCCCCACAACCTGTTATAATACTTTATGCCTGGAATATGCCGATTAGAAATTAAAGACGAAGTGAATATCAAGTTTCACGACTTGGATGCTTCAACACGAAGACGATGCGAAACCAAATTGAAATATCAATTGCCGTATGCCTATCATGTGCCTGCATTTAGGTTAGGTAGGTGGGATGGTAAGGTTGGATTCTTTACTACGGCCGGTTCAACTTATTTGAACTTACTTGATCGAGTATTGCCTATACTTGATGAAGAAGGCTGGCGCATTGAAATTGAAGACAACAGACTGGTACACAATTTTAATTTTACAGAAGTTACCGAAGACACCTTTAGTCATATACTTTGGCCTAAGGGTCATCCAGCAGAAGGTCAGCCTATTAAGATTCGTGATTATCAAGTGGAGTGTATCAATCGCTTTCTTGCTAATCCACATGGTGTTCAAGAAATTGCAACCGGTGCTGGTAAAACGCTAATGACAGCGGCAATGAGCCTGTGTTGCGAGCCATACGGCAAGACAATTGTTATTGTACCTAACAAAGATTTGGTGCGCCAAACACATGCTGACTATGTTAACATGGGGTTAGATGTAGGTGTATACTTTGGTGACGAAAAGGATCTAGGACACACACATACTATTGCAACATGGCAAAGCATTAACACATTAATTAAACGCAGTAAAGAAGGTTTAAGTGAAATTGGAATTGGCGATGTAGTTGATGGGCTAGTAGCAGTCATTGTTGATGAGGTACACATGGCCAAAGCTGATGTGCTTAAAACAATGCTTACTGGTCCGTTTGCCAATGTACCAATTCGCTGGGGACTTACAGGCACAGTCCCAAAAGAAGAACATGAATATATTAGTTTGATAGCAAGTCTTGGTGAAGTATTGCATAGACTACAAGCAAGCGAACTGCAAGATATTGGTGTACTATCAAATTGTCATGTTAAGGTATTGCAGTTTGATGACAAGGTAGAATATAAAACCTACCAAGAAGAGTTGACCTATCTGACCAGCAACGAGCGTAGGTTAGATGAGCTAGCAAAAACAATTGATGCAATCAGTCAAGGTGGTAACACCCTGGTACTAGTAGATCGTATTGCCTCTGGAAAGATGCTAGTAGAAAGACTGCCGGATAGTGTATTTGTTTCTGGTGCAATGAAATCAAAGGATAGAAAAGATGAGTATGACGAAATTACAACCGCTGACAACAAGATTATTGTCGCTACTTACGGGGTTGCCGCTGTTGGGATTAATATTCCTCGCATCTTTAACCTGGTTCTTGTGGAGCCTGGCAAGTCGTTTGTTAGAGTTATTCAGTCAATAGGTCGAGGTATTCGAAAAGCCCAAGACAAAGACTTTGTACAAATTTGGGATATAACAAGTACAGCAAAGTTTGCTAAAAGACACTTGGCTAAGCGCAAGAAATTTTACGAAGAAGCAAACTACCCATATGAAACAGAAAAGGTTATCTATAAATGAATATTTTAACAGTTGACAACAGAGCGTACGACCTAGATCGTCTACCAGAAGAGATAGACGAAGACTTGCGCTATGGAGTTTTAGATTATTCAAACCCAGCAGAAGTGGACTATATGTTTGTACCACTGGTGTTTCTTGAAAGCTTCAGTTGCCCAGCGGCAGTACTAAGAATAGGCAAACATGAACTAAAGGTTCCACTTGATTGGTCGTTGATTATTGGCGAACCAGATCATGGCGAGCCAGAAGTTATCAATGTTATGAGTTTGAATGACCGAGGCTTCAGTACCTTTGTGTTTAATCCCATTAACGGATACAAACCAGAGTGGCAAAGAGTTGAAGTGATCAATATCTACCAAGAAGTAAAATGGTATGTGCCCAAGTTAAAGTTTGGTCACATCTTGGCAGTACCACTTGAAAAGAAAGAAGATCCGGTTTGTGCCTTCTTCTTAAAAGAAACAAATAAAATTCCAGAAGTGCTTGACTTAAACAAGATTTGGTTTTAAAATAATAGCATGGCTACTAAAAAGAAAGCACCAGCAAGTGCCGCATACAAAGTTCCTATCGACCAAGTGATGGCGGCAGTGGATCTGCGTAAGAGTGACTATTACACAAAGTTAGCTGATGAGGATAAAAAGAGTGTAAACACTTTCATGACACAGCGTTGGGCAAGTCAGGTGCAAGGTAGCAGAGAAGTACAAGAACATTACTTGCTAACAGTTAACGACCTGTCTAACTTAGACTACATTGCTACCACAAGTGAACATGAGGAAATGCGATGGAAGGTAATTGCATTGTGCGGATTGGGAACAAAACTGCGTCATGAGTTTGTACCACCTAAGGCACAGAAGAAAGACAAGCTAACAGCTTGGTTAATCGAAAAGTTTCCAGCAATGAGCGATGATGAGATTGAACTGTTCCGTGAAATAAACGGCCCAGAAATATTGTCCGAAATTGCCAAGTCCCAAAACATGGGTAATAAAGAATTTAAAGAATTGTTTAAATAAATGTCGCAAGAACATCAATGTAAATTTTGTTTAAAAGCCTTTAGCCGAGAAAGTACACTTAGTAGCCATATGTGCGAAAAGAAGCGGCGCTGGATGGGCAAGGATGATATAGATAGTAGAATTGGTTTTAGGGTATGGTCAGATTTCATTAGGTATGTAAGTCCGAACGCCAAAAAGATCAAGTCCGTTGATGATTTTATAAGGAGTCCTGACTACACCGCATTTATAAAATTTGCTAACTACTTAATTACACTTCGCCCTTATGAAAGTGATAAGTTTATTAACTGGCTTTTTAAAATGGGGGTAAAGTTAAGTGACTGGCAGAGGCCAGGAACTTATCAGTTGTATGTCCAAGAAGCCGCAAAAAAAGAAACGGCTGATAGGGCACTCGAAAGAACAATTCTCACCATGCGCGAGTGGGGTGAGCAGACTGGAAACAATTGGAGAGATTTTTTTAATAAGATACCTCCGTCGACTGGGATGAACATGGTAGTGATGGGCAGATTAAGCCCATGGATCATTTACTCCACAGATGCGGCACAAGGATTATTAGATAGAATGGAACCGTCTCAAATTGATACAGTTGCTAAACATGTGGATACTGAATGGTGGATAAAGAAATTAAAAAAAGAAGCAAGCGAAGTACTATGGATCAACACAATGATGACGCAAGCTCTAGATACGAGTCTCTAGAACTTCGACTACTTGAATTTATAAAGAAACTTGATATGCTTTATTCAGAAATAGATGAAATTAAAAAGCAACAAGTTCAACTGACCACTATCCTTAAAGAGAAAGTTCAAAAGTGAATCTCCCTGATGTAGACATTGACTTTGCCAACCGAGAAGAAATTCTCAATCTGCTACCACACACACCTGCAATGCAGGTTACCAATACTGGTCAAAAGCAAAAGCACAAAACTGGGGTATACTTTCACCCAGTCCCGGCAAATCCCTACACAGGATGGTGTGATATTGATTACAAAGAAGCCGAGAGATTGGGATTTTTTAAAGTTGATTTATTAAATGTTGGGTTATACCAAACTGTAAAAAGCAAAGAACATTTAAATAGTCTAGCTAACCAGGAGCCATTATGGGATCTACTACAGGACAACGACTTTGTAAATCTGTTATTTCATTTGAACGGACATGGGGATGTTCTGAAGAGGACTTGCCCTACTTCCGTGGAACAATTATCTGCCGTCCTTGCAATGATACGCCCCGCCAAGAGATACTTGATTGGGAAACCATGGAATACGATTATGAAGGAAGTGTGGACGAAGCCGGAGAACGATGAATATTTCTTTAAGAAAAGTCACGCTACTGCGTATGCAGTTGCTATTGTTGCACAAATGAATTTAATTTGTGAACAAATCAGTTATGGGTATGCCTGATAAGTATTGGCATGTCCAATCCATTTACTGCCCCTGATGTTGAACGCACCTCAGGCACTACTTCAACAACAGCAGATGTTATCACTGAAACAAAGGATAACTTAACCAAGCTTAGAGCGTTTGAATCCCATACAAATTTCATGAATGGAAATTCAGTTTATACTGAACTTGAGCAAGCATATGGAAAATACTTATTTGTGCCATACGACATTCCCAGGATTACTATCAATGATATTGGCAAGTTCATTTCTTATTTTAATAACAATGCAAAACATGCAAGTAAGACACAAAGTGATTTAAGTTCTGGTACATTTACCGCAACAAATCGCACTTATAAAACTATAGATAGCGTATCCCCAGACTGGACTCCAGTTTGGTCTTTAAATCCAATGGAGCAAACCTACATTGAATTTCCTGAGATCTTTGAGCAAGTGCATGACTACATGCCTTGGGTAGGTGGTAAAGATTTTAGGTGGAACATGTGGTCTAGTGCCAGCAATGTTCCACCACATCGTGATCATACTAGTATGATTGATGCGCCATTGGCAATGCGAGTGAAATTATTTGATAACAATGTTGCAGAAACTTTGCACCTGTTAACGGACCCAATTAAAGAACATACAAACAAGTACATTACTATACCACGACTCGAAGAATCAAACGCATTTGCATGGAATAATTTAAGAACCAAACACAGAAGTATCAAAAGTCCTAATAGGATGAAAGTATTGCTGATTTGGAGAGACCGATTAATCACCAATCAGCAAGTAAATCAATATGTCGACTTGCTAGATAGAAGCATTGCAAAATATAAAGATACACCTCACCTGTGGGTAGATGACAATAGTGCTAGTGATTACCTAGATCTAACTTAATCTAGCTTTCTTATAAGGCTAATTTGACGGCGTTTTGTCCGTTTAGTAATGACATTTGTAAGACTGGTTTGATGCCCGTGTAGTACTTCAAAGTCCTTTGTACTGTAGGTCTTTAATGCATACGAAAATGTACGCATGGGTTCTTTTAGAACAATGTTGATAGGAATTAGCCTATTACTACCCCACCACCATTCTTCCCCGCACTCAACAAACAAGGTTTTATCTTCTTCGTCCCTTAGGAGGTTGTAGACATACATAGTGACCACAGTTTGGTCACTATTTTGTATTATCCCTACCAATTCATTTTCGCCATAACGAACTAGGCTCATAAACGGGAAACGCTCTAGAAATTCTTTAACTTTGCTATCCATCATTGCTTTTACTTAGCATTTTAAAGATCCGGTGTTTGCTAAATAGTGTCATGGCGACACTTAACTCATCTATCCCTTCAGCAACCTTAAACTATGCCGGTGCAGGCACAGGCCCAAGCAGTACACGACATGCACCGGGCTATACCGACCAACGGATTGTTTGGTTTAAAGGAGTAGACAATATATTGGACATCACTGTAACTGGAAGCGATCGTAGACCAGTTAGTTTACTTCGTAGAGAACTAACAATTACAATGTGGGACAAGGATACAGGAACCACCATTTTCCGCAGACGATCTATGCCCACAGTTGCAGAAAACGGACAAGCCCGTTTGATAGTTCAGGCAAGAGATCTAATGACATTGCCAAGTGGCATTTATAAATTAGGTGCTACCTTTGTTGATGGGGATGGCTTAGAAACTGCTCTAACTTGGAATAGGGCAATGCAAGCAGGTTTTGATATTGAAGTTAAAGATGCAGTAATTCCAACCAGTCGTTCAAGTGAAGAAATAACAACTTGGACCAATGTTGATAATATTCTAGTATCTAGCGCATTCAATGGCCCACAATTTTATAGAAAAAGTGGTAGTTTGTTTTCCATGGCAATTTATGCTTCGAACTATACTGGCCGTTTAATTTTACAAGGCACACTAGACAATACAGTAGTTGGATCCACATTGTGGGCAAATCTAAAACCACAAGATTACACCACAGCCAATTTAGACCTAGCCGGTTATACTGGTATAGACCCATACAACTATTATGCTGGTGTGCGCTGGTTGCGATTAGTAAGAGTAGACAGCCAATCGAACGCTGGTAGCCTTGACAAAGTCATAATAAGAGTGTAAACTAAACTCTATATGAGTCTAGTTGAAAACACATTACGAGCACACCTCCCACCGTTGAAAGTATCCTTAACAGGATGGCATTCAATGAACTGTCCAATGTGCGTTCAAAATGGACAACCTCGACCAGACACAAGAAAGCGTGGCGCCTTTAAATTTGATAATGGTAAGATAGCATACACCTGTAAAAATTGCCACATGGTTACAGGATGGCACCCAGGTAGCAGGCTTGGTTTTAAATTGTCCAAGCTGATGAGGGCACTTGGAATTGACGATGGCGAAATTCAAAGATTAAAAATACAATTATGGGATCAGGTCGTAGAAGACGATTCTGTTATTGTTGAGCCATTTAAAAAGCCTGTCTGGCCAGCCATCGAGTGGCCATGGACGGTTCGAGACTTAAACCTTGAAGCCGCAGAATACTTAGACAGTCGCGGTGTGTTAGAATTGAGCGACTGGCACACTAGCGCAAGCCCAATACAGGGCATGGACAATCGTGTAATACTACCTTACATGAGCGAAGACAAACTTGTTGGATATACTGCAAGATGGCTTGGAGAAGTACCAGATAAGAAAACTCCCAAGATGATTACAAGCCGACCGCCTAGTTTTGTTTTCAATTTAGATAGACAAAGTCATAGTCGTAAGTATACAATAGTAACTGAGGGCGAGTATGACGCACTAACGCTAGATGGTGTTGCAATTATGACTAATAATATTAGTCCTGAACAAGCCAAAATAATTGAAGACATTGACAATGAACCTGTGGTGTTACCAGACCGAGACCGAGCAGGTTTAAATTTAGCAGAGCAAGCGGCAGAACTGGGTTGGAGTGTGAGCTTTCCAGAATGGCCAGATGGCATTAAGGATGCAAACGAAGCGGCTCAGCAATTTGGACGAGTTGCTGTCTTACAAAGTGTACTAACGGCAATTGTCTCATCGCCACTAAAGATTAAATTAATAGCAAGGCGGTGGTGTGTATAAAGTTAAGTTAGATTGGAAGCTTGGGCAAGATACAAGCGAATGGTGGAACCAAGCATGTGCTTGGGTAATAGAAGAATACGGATTGCCTGGCAACAGATATAAAACAGAGATAACAGAAAACTATATGATATTTGATTTTAATAATAAAGAGGATGCCGCTATGACAGCCTTGCGTTGGGGGAACAATTGATGGCAGATGATGTAAAAGAATACAACCATGAAACACAAAAACTGTTTCTAAACTTTTTGATTAGCAATAGAGACCTTGCCGCTCGTTGCCAGAATGTACTAGATCCAGATCACTTTGATCGTAGGTTGCGTAGTGCGGCAGAGTTTATTAAGAACTATGTAAACGAACATGGTAACATTCCAGATATTACACAAGTTAAGGCAATTACAGGTGTAGAGTTAACAGATGCCGGCCAGACAGCAGTAGACCATGCAACTTGGTTTCTTGATGAGTTTGAAGGCTTTGCCAGACACAAAGCTCTAGAGCAAGCAATTTTAAAAAGTGCAGACTTACTTGACAAAAGTCAATATGGTGCAGTTGAAAAGTTAATTAAAGATGCAGTACAAGTTGGCTTGCCAAAGACATTTGGTACAGACTACTTTGCCGATCCAAGTGGTCGCTTGACAGCACTTAAAGATAATAACGGACAGTTGAGCACTGGCTGGAAGTCCTTAGACGACAAACTGTATGGCGGTTTCAACAGAGGCGAGCTTAATATCTTTGCTGGAGCATCTGGTGCAGGCAAGAGTTTGTTCTTGCAGAACTTGGGCTTAAACTGGGCAATGACAGGACTGAATACTGTTTACTTCTCTTTGGAATTGTCAGAGGGCCTGTGTGCCATGCGTATGGATGCAATGTTGTCAGATACGCCTACTAGAGAAGTATTCAAGAAGTTAGAGGATGTAGACCTCAAAGTAAGGATGGCAGGAAAGAAAGCTGGCATCTTACAAATTGTACAGTTAACAAACGGCATTACTGCAAATGACATTTTATCTTGGGTGCGTGAATTCCAAACACAGCGCAAGATCAAAGTGGATGCTATCCTAGTTGACTACTTGGACTTGATGATGCCAGCAAGCCAAAAGATCAGTGTTAGTGACATGTTTGTTAAAGATAAACTTGTTGCAGAAGAATTGCGTAACTTGGTTGTCAGCGAACAATTACTATTGGCAACAGCTTCGCAGTTGAATCGTAGTGCAGTTGAAAGCGTGGAGTTTGATCACAGTATGATTGCTGGTGGCTTGAGTAAGATTCAAACAGCGGACAATGTGTTTGGTATCTACAGTACGCCTACCATGCGTGAGCGTTGCATGGTACAATTGCAGTTTATGAAAACTCGTAGTTCTAGTGCAGTTGGACAGAAAATTGAATTAAGTTTTAATCCAGATACCTTGCGTATCACTGACATGGACGGCGATACTGCAACAACTGCCAGCAAGGCGTCAGATGTTTACGATAAAATTAAATCTAGGACTAACTTAGGTACAACTGTTACCCCTACTGAGCCTGGCACACAATCTACCAAGTGGGAAAAGCCGCAAGCAAAAGAAGGATTTGATATCCTAAAGCCAAATTCTGGAATAGCGGTTGCTAGTAATGCTAATAGAGATGCCCTAAGGGCTATTGTAACTCGTGAAACTTAATTACTTTAGTTCACGGTCGTCTTTTGGTAGCTCTTCATCTGACGGAGCATCAAATGACATATCTGGGGAAATATCAGCCGCAATATCTTCTTCACCATCTTCTTCATGCTCGCTATTGTAATCGCGAATGTCTTTGCGTAGGCGAGAAATCAATGAATTGTCACTAGAAATAATGTCGGCCATACTAATGAATGCAGAAGTTAAAAGTTTACTTTCAGAAAAAGTTACTGGCTGTCCACTAACCATTTTATTCAACACTTGCATAAAGCGACTTTGTAAATCATCGCTTACAAGCGGGCGTAAGGCTATTTTCAAGCGTGATAAATCAGTAGGCGTAATGTCTACATTTGGTTCATTTGTATCATCTTGTGTATTAAACTCGTTCAAACGAGCAATACGGTTGGATAAATTTCTCAATTCCTGGGCACTTGGCGACAATTGCATTTTTTACAATCTCCTATTAAGATTATTTAGCATAAATAACAACGATCATGCGTAAACAAACTCGTAGTATATTAGATGAAATTACAGGGCTAGTACCTAAACAAGACAAGCATTTGCTTGTTGAAGGACTGGCTGTGCAAGCCATTGCCCGTGTTATTAACCTAATAGAAGTTATACAACAAAACTATCCACAGCATCAATCTGAGGAACTAATCCGACGATTGCAGTTAGCTATTAAAAACGGAGATACTGCCAAGTTTACTCGCGGAATTAGATCCATCAAGGAAAACGAACAGTGAAAGTTAATGAAATAAAAAAGGTTAAACTTGAAGAAGGATTCTTAGATAATCTTATAGCTTCTGCACAAGCCGCAAGCGGCGGTGACGGAATCACTGGTTTTATTAGAAGTCTTCAGGGCCAAGGAGCCGCAATGAAGAAACTTGCAGATGCTATTAAAAATGGATTTGCTGGAGAACTTCGCAAAGCACTAGGCAACACCTATATGCTAGCCCAGCAAGGCAAATCGCCTGTGCCTTTTTCAGCAATTATCAAACTGGCATTAACTTCGGCACAAACGGTTTCCAAAGCAGATAATACGCCAATCAGTGCAGACCAAATCATTGAGTACATGCAAAAGAACAAGCAGTCAGTGGTACAAATTGCTGGTGGCGGCATGAACCAGTTGTTAGATGTGATTGTACAAGTTGCACAAAACGGAGAAGCACCAGAGCAATTACCAAATTTAAAATTTGATCAAGCTATAGATAGTATATCACTTTGCATTGCATCAGCAATGGTATTGTCTGAAGGGCAAGATTTAAACAATACACCGTTTAGCATGAATCCCGAAACCAAACAAAGTTTTGAAACATACAGCACACAAGTAACAGAATTGCTGTTAGATCCAACAAGTGGTCTGTCACCTGATCAAAATTACAAAGACAACATTGAAAATTTAGTTTTTGTTAGTATTGTAAAAACAATCAAAGACAAGTATGCAAATTTGCCTTCGGCCAAGTTAGAGTTATTGGTTAAACAAACACCAGTGTTAGTAACACCAGGAAATTTAAAAGTATTTTTAGTGTCACACAATCCTTCTGCTGATTCAGCAGTAGTAGAAGGAATGGTGCAAAAGGTATCTGAAGCTATTCAGGCAATGTTCAAAGCATTTCTCACACTTGCATTTGCTGAAGTGGCCAAAACTGGTAGACCAAAAGAAAGTTTACAGTTGGTAGTTGATTGGGTCCAAGCATTCGACAAGCAAAGTAAGTCCTTAAAAGTAGGTGGCGGCGCACCAGCGTCAACTGAGGTAGGCGGAGAGAAAGATGCCGCAACCACAGCAACCACAGCAACAACAGCTACCACGGCTACTACAGCAGGCAACAAGCCGGGCAACACTGGTGCCAGCGGTGTAGGTCCAGAAGCTAACAAACAAATTTTTGCAAATACGCAACTAATGGAACCAACTGCATTTGGCAACGAATGGAAAAAATTCACTGATGCTGGAGGCAATCTTGCAACCAATCCAAAACTCCTAGCGTTATTCAAGGACATGATAAAATGAAAATTAAAGAAGTTAACCAAATGACCGCTAGGAAGAAGAGTCTTACAGAAGCATTGGCCAATAGTAGGGCAATTCTTGCTGAATCAGTTAGCGGGCTTACAGAAGAGCAGTCATATGTAGTAAACAGAATTTACAAAGAGTTTACACCGTTGATAGAAGCAATTCTATCACAAGACCAAGTTAATCAAATTTTCCAAGGCGTAGAACAAAGTGCATCAGCCAGCGGTAGCAATCGTACTTTAATTGGTAAGGGCGTTGATTATGCTAAAGAAGCAAATAAAATTATTGATCAATTTGGCGTATGGTTACAAGACACCAAGCCAGTCGTTGCATTTGATCAAAAGTTTGAGCAATTAAAAAGAGATATTAAAGGCAAGCTAGGAGATAATAGTAAAGTAATGATGGGCATTAACACCCTAGCAAAAGCCGCCGCAGAAAATCCAGGAACTACAGCCGCAGTCATTGGTCTGTTGACTGTGATTGCAAGTATTGCAGGTAGTCCTGCCGCCGGCACATTAGTTGCATTTACATTGCGAGCCAGTGTCGATCTTGTTAAAGGTGAAAAGTTATCTACTGCAATTGGGCGCGGACTCAAGACAGCCGCTATTACTTGGTTAACAGGTAAAGCATTTGAGTTGGTTAAAGATGCAGTCATTGCAGTAGCAGATCAGATTGCAGACTTGATTGGAATTACTACAAATATTACACCTATCAATGATGTAGTTGGCAATGTTAAAATGGATGTGACCGTTAACAGTACACAATACATTAATGTAACAGACATGCCAATGTTAAAAACCGATTACATACAACTTGATGGTTTGAAGAAAGCTTTTTATGATGCTTGTCCTCCAGGAGGTAATGGGGCTGATGCCGCAATGGCATTGCAGACATTTAATGCCAAATTGGCAGAACTATCAACTCAGCAATATGCTGATATAGTTCAAAAGGCACTGGGCGATTCAACTGAAGTAGCATTTACAACATATGATACAGTCAGAGATGGTATGAATCAAGTTGGTGATGCAGTTGTAGCACTAGCACAAGGTGTTGCCGCAGGTGCAAGTGCAATGCCCGGCAAAGATGATAAGTCAGCCGCTGAAGAACCAAAAGGCACTACACTGGACACTGATACAGACAAAGTACAAAGTGGTCCAGGTAACCGACAGGTCAATGACATTGTACAATTTGGTGCCGCTGGCGAGCCAAGCAATGCTCGATGGACTGGGGAAGAAGGCAAGGAATGGGAAATCGTTGGTGGCGCATTATTTGATAGATTAATTGATGATCCGTCTCAAGATAGAATGAATAACATTCAGCGTGATACTTCTAGTAAAATGAACAAGCTGTTCATTGACAAAGACAATGCTAAAAAATTGTTTACACTTGAAGGCAAACGATTAATGCGTGGCCAACAGCGAGCAGTATTTGAAGCGGTGCAGTATATCTATGAAGATCCAGGTGTGCTTACCCGAGTACAACAGGGTGTTACCAAGGTATTGAACAAGCTTGCAGTTAAAGGTGGAAACTTGACCAATAAAGTAACTGCTGACAAATTACAGCAAGCATGGGTCAAGGCGGGCAGTCCAATGGACAGCGATGATATTGCTGATTTCTTGCAACAGCAAGGCGTAGAAAAGAGCGTTGTTACAACAACATATGACACATTAAAAATTACACCAGCGGCTCCAACTATTACCCCAGCAGGAACAAAAACAGAACCAGAACCAGAAGCAAAAGTTGATGGACCAGCTGGCGGCACAATAGACACGACCAAGACGACTGATACAACCGATACAACAGCTGATGCGCCAGCCGTTGCGGCTACTGCTTCTACTGCACCAGCAACCCCAACTCAAAATCCAAGTGTATTCGCTGATGTAGAACTAATGACAAGTGTGTACGCAAATATTAAAAAGAGCGGACAAGACTTACCAGATGCAGTAAAACAACAGATTGCACAAATTATTCAACAAGCAGAAACCAAGACAGAAAGCAGAAGAATTTTAAACTCTAAAATTAATATGCTAACTGAAGCCAAGGCACGAATTGATCACCCAGAAGATTTGGTGTTCGAAGAAGGCTCATCAGGCGCCATCCGAGCACTAGAAGCAATTATACATGCCGCACACAATCCTAGCGTTAACACAGTTAAATGGGACGGTACTCCGGCAATTATATTTGGCCGTGATGACCAAGGATTTATTATGACTGATAAGTCAGGCTTTGGTGCTAAGAAATACGATGGTATGGCAAGAAGTTCTAAGATGTTTAGAGATATGATTTTTGATCGTAAGCCAGACCAACCAGGACGCCTGGAGTATTCAACTCAGCTTGCTAGATTATATCCAATGCTGGAAAAGATTGTTCCTGTAAAATTCCGTGGATTTATCCAAGGCGATATCATGTGGATGAACACTCCACAAGTACATGATGGTGTAATTGATATCCAGCCTCTAAAGGTAAAATATACAATTGATGCGAGCAGTGACCTAGGCAAGAAAATCTCTAAGAGTCACGCTGGTATTGTAGTACACAGTTACTTTAGCGACAAGAGTGAAGAAGAGCCACGAGCACTAACACCAGCAGAGATCCAATCACTAAAATCAAGTCCAGGAATGATAGTATTAAGTCCTGTAATGCAAATTAATACAGGTTCCTTTGTATTGCCAGCAGATGAAATAGAAAAAGTTAGAAAGTTTATTACTGCAAAAGGTCCAGCAATTGACAAGTTACTTGACAACATGTCAATTAGCTCGTTAAAGATCTCCAATTTGCCAGACATATTCAAAAGCTTCTTAAATGCCAAGGCATACAGAGGCGAAAACGGACTAACACAAAAAGAGTTCATTGACTGGTTGCAAAGTCCAGACAGCAAATTAACAGCTTCCAAGTTACAGAATGTAAGTGAGCACTTGGCCAAGAACAAAGCAGGCTTTGATGCTGTATTCAAATTGGCCAATGCTATTGTTAATTTAAAATACATGCTAAAGAGTCAACTTGACGATCATGCAAGTGAAAACAATTCAGTAGTAGCAAGTGTAAGAGATGAACCAGGGCACGAAGGCTTTGTTGCAGATACACCACATGGCAAGATTAAACTTGTTAATCGTCCTGTGTTTATGAAGAAGGTATAATATGGAAGAAAATAACGACAACAGCTTTAGTTTTATTTTAGAAAACTGTAACGAAAGCAAAATGTTTCGTAACAACTACCTATCTCAATTGACTTTGCGTGATGCAGTAGATAGTGTGTTTTTAAACTTGTTGACACTTTATATGTTGAGCAAAGAATTTGAAACAGCACCGTTTGCCCAAAACTATGCACAGAGAACATTGCAGTATGGTAATTTTGTACTTCCAAGAGTAGGCGGCACTGACTTGTATCAAGCTTTACATATAATTCTCAATCCAAATAGCAAGACATCTGCACAACTAAAAGCACCAGAACAAAATAAAGTGTTGGCTGAGCAACTTAAAGTAAATTCCAAAATGGTAAAAGATTTCCTAAGAGGAATTGCCACCGGCACACTTGACAGGACAACTGCAATTCGATTGATGTACCGCCTTGAAGGACAAATGGGCATTGACATCAGCAACTATAAAAGCCTACGCAGATTAATCACAGATTGGGAAAATGGAACCACACACCAAAAACACATGTGTGTTACTAGATTGCTTCAGTATTACAGGCTTCGTGGCAAGCGCAGTGAACTATTACCAGTTCTCGAACTATTGTCAAAGAACAAGGGAATGGAATTAACTGATGTAGGCAATGCTGAACTTGCCGCTGTTGGTGCGGCTGGACTTGCTGGTACACGAACAGGCGACGGTTTCCTTTCAAGCTTGGCAAAAATTGGTGTAGGAGCCGCTGCCGGTCACATGTTGGCCAAAGCCATTTTTAAATCTTCGTAATGTCAGATAAAAAATCTTATATGATTCCTGGGGCACACCTTGGAGCAGATCCAGAGTTTTTCAGTGCATGGACTTTGTATGACATTGGCCCAGCAAGCCCTGATAACTTGGCACAACTAATGAACACCATTGCAAATAGGGGACAGCCATTGCTTGCTGGTGTTGAAGTAATCGATGACCAAGATCTAACAGATGGACTATTTGGCGAGGCCTATACTGGAGTTCATCGTGTCTGGTGCTTGAAATGGATTACAAGTGCAATCGGGCAAATGAACGAAGAAACTCTTAGGGTTGATGCAGATGGTAAACTTATGGATATTGGTCTAGCAGAAACAGCCAAACTAAATGGCAAGATCATCACTAGCGGAAAGAAAACCAACACATTTTTTATACGCCACGATTCTTTCTAATCGACTAAATATAGTATAATTAAAAACCCGTTACAACGACTCACCTAGGCTCCGTTACAGATTGAAATTTACACCTATAAGAATAGGTGTAATATAACTATGGAAAGAGTTTACATGAGTAAAGTTGAGGCCACGAACCTGGAAATGCATGTTGAGTTATGTGCAGAAAGATACGGGAGACTCGAAGAAAAATTCGAGCAGGTTGAGAGTCGCCTAGATAGATTACACGATGATTTTAGCAAGTTCAAAGAAGACAATCAGCGTAATATGAGCGATATCAAAAATATGTTATCTAGTGCAAAAGACGAAAAGTTTAAAATAATGGTAACATCAACAGCAACAGTAGTCGTAGGTTTACTAGCAATGCTAGGATATGTAATAACACACCTACCAAAATAAACAATGAAAATACTAGTAGAAGCCAAAATCGTCTGGGCCCGTAAAGGTAAAAAAATCAAGCGTAAAGTACGCTGTACCTCCGGGCGAAGAAAAGGACGAGTTGTAAGTGCCGCTAGTAGTTGCAGTAAAAAAATAGACATTAAAAAGCGTATGCAGTTTAAGCGTACAAAAGCAAGAATGCGTGGAAGAATCATTATGAAAACACGCAGAACCAAAAAGTACAATCCGTTAAGTAAACGGGTGGCACGATTAAACAAAAAAAGACGCTAAATAGATCACTGGAGAACATTATGAAATTTAATGATATCACAACAATTAACCCGGCAAAAGCCGCTCGTTCTGCTCTACGCAAAGAAAGTATTGTAGTAGACGAGACTTTAGGTGGCCGTCGTTTGCGTGAAGAATTAGCTCGTATCAACGAAGAAATTGACACATTAGCAAGTAAAGGCGGAGAAGCCTATACTCGTGCAATTTTACACAGAGAAGTCTACGAAGATTTAGCCAATGTTGATGCAGTTATTTTTGAAGCAGACTTAGACGAAGATAACCTAGAACAAGCAGAAGTTATTATTGCCGCTAAAGCAATGAACAACGAATTCCAAGGAATGATCGAAGATGTAGCTGACATGCTTGGTAGCGATATGATCACACTAGTAGACCAAATCAAAGCTCGCTTTGGTGATGGTGCAGGTGAACAATACGCACAAACAGTCAAGACTGCATTAGAAGGTGCAATCGAAACACTAACACAAACCAAAGACAGTTTGGATAGTGCTATCACTGGATTAACAAGTGGTGGTGCCGCAATTGCTCCAGCAGTTCCTGGTGAAGAAGCTGGTGCCGAAGCTCCAATTTTCCCAAGTAGCGCCGGCCCAGAAGGTGAAGCTACTGGTCGGGAGATGAAGAGTGATATTGCTTGAACTATCTAGCGTAGATCAAAGTTTTGCTAACGCTGTCAAAATGCTCCTAATCAAAGGACAAAATGATGGCGTGGCAAAATTGCCTATGCAATCTTTAGTTCAGTCTTTAAACAAGATGGGCTTTAGTGCAAGCGGACAAGTTGACGCGATTCGTGGACTTATTTCCACATTCAAAGCAAAAAATAATAATTTAGTGGCCGATGTAAACAATGATGAAATCATTCTTACTACTGTACCAACAGCGGACACTGAAGATAAAGCAGAAGAAAATAAAGTAAAAATCAACAAGGATGCAACAGCGGCCGCCAAGAAGGAACTAGGATTATGAGTAGAATAATGTTAACAGCTAGCGAAGCTAGAACCAAAGCCCTTCAGGACATTTTTGTTCTTCGTGAGATCCGCGATCTAGAAGAAGAAATTTTACTTGCATCAGCAGACGGCGCAGTTGAAGTAATTGTTGCAACAACAAGTACAATGGCCAAGAATGCCGCTGATGTAGGATATGCTACAGCCGCTGAATATTTTGATGCCTGGGTTGGCGCAAGAGATGATCGCCAGAAGACTTTACAAATGAACAAGGTAGTTCAATACTTTAGTGATCTTGGTTATACCATTGATCGTCAAACCAACTCAACCACACAAACTACTTTCCAGTGGGTTATTGCTTGGTAATCTAAGGCCATGAGAATATCTGAACTCGAACAACCAATTGTCGGCGACATTGTTGAATTTGAAACAGACCCAGATACAGTAGTCGAAGGTAAAATTGTAGGCGAAACTGAAGACGGTTATATCTTTGAGTTCAGCCAAACCGGCTATACAGAGTTAAGCGAATCCTGCGCTCATGGCAAATACTATTGCTCCACGGATAAAAAATACAAGTGCCGTCAAGGTCCAAAACAAGATCGTGATGTAACAGAAGATGCTGAGCCAGTAGATCGTGAATTTCATCTAGTTAAAAAGTTAGGTAGACTTGGTGAACGCATTGTGCAAAATCCAAAACTGTGGGACAAGTATTCTGAAGCTATTGACAACGATAGCACCGATTGGATTATTAGTTTAATACAAGAAGGCACAGGTGCCATGAGAGACGAAGTGATGCATCTCAGTGAACTATTTGGAGAAATAGGCGGCGGTTTGGGACGCATTGTAGACTTTGCCTGGGCTGTGAAAGAAGGTAAATGGGAAAAAGATTTCATGAACCCTTATAGACAACATAGAAGTCAAAATATGACAGAAGCACATCCTAACAGTAAGATTTACGACAAGTGCTGGGATGGGTATAAAAAGGTTCCAGGTAAAAAGCGTGGTGAGCAAGGCAGTTGCGAAAAAGTTGACGAAGCAGAATATCAAGGTCGTACTGTTCCACTAGGCAAGCCAATGGCAGGCGATGTTAAGAAAAGCAAGGTATATGTACGCAATGAAAAAGGTAATGTAGTCAAGGTAAACTTTGGCGACCCTAATATGCGTATTAAGAAAACCAGCCCTAAGCATCGCAAAAGTTTTAGAGCAAGACACAATTGCTCAGATCCTGGACCGCGTTGGAAAGCCCGTTATTGGTCTTGCCGAGCCTGGTAAAATAGTCATTGACATCTGTTGTTATTTCGTTTATACTAAACGACAATGATAACTTTCAATCCCAAATACAAATACGAAAAATTAACTAGGATCGATGGTCCTAGTCGCCTTTATGCTACCCCGGATGGTTCTCGGGTTCCTAGCGTAACAACAATACTAAGTGCAACCGCAGACAAGACTGCTCTTGTTGAATGGCGCAAGCGAGTAGGTGATGCTGAAGCAACTCGCATTAGTACAGAGAGTGCAGGACTTGGTACCCTTGTTCACAAACATGTTGAAAACTTTATTGAAGGCATAGAACGACCACCTGGCAATACTCCTATCCATGTGTTGGCTCGTAGTATGTCAGACATGATTATCAACAATGGACTTCCGGGTGTTGATGAAGTATGGGGCATGGAAGCTAGTTTGTACTATCCTGGCCTGTATGCTGGTACTACAGACTTGTGCGGTGTGTACAAAGGCGTTCCTAGCATTATGGACCATAAGACTGCTAAGAAAATGAAAAAGCCCGAATGGATGCAGGATTACTTTATTCAAACAACAGCATACGCACTGGCGAATAATGAG